AGGCATCCTTGATATTTGATTATGATGAAAACAAGATTAAATCAATCGAATTCAAAGCAAGTTTATCCGAGCCAGATTATGCGTTTATTAGACTTAGTGAGGACTAAAACAAAATGGAGCAGATATTGACAAGTAGAAAGAAGGACTATTTCGGAAATCCTATATTCAGATTCGTGAATAGGAACAAGCAGGGCAAGACAATAAGGACAGCTTGTGTCGCTTCCAAGATGTTCCAAGGCTATGGGGGAAACATCGATGTATGCATATACACGAGAAGCGATCTGAAGGAATACGAGCTTGTGGAGATAGCGTTGGAGAACGCTATGACTACTGTCGAGGCATTGGGATACAAGGGGTTCGGAGTCCAAAATGTGAATGTGTCCTACGATGAGACAGGATATCCAAGACTCGTGAAAATCATATACACTGGCATCTTGGGCGATTTTGTGAAGGACACATATGCACACCAGAGTGCCAGTGAGAACGATACGATATCGGAGGTTATCGAAGATGAAAAGAAACAGCAGGCTTGATGAGATTATCCCCACATTCGAAAGCAAGGGATTCATAAGCTTGCTTTGCGAGGGAAACGCTATGTTCGATGGGAATGCGTTCCAATTGTCAAGTAGCAAGATAAAGCCCTACTATGACTGGATAGTTAAATCCGTGAAGAAGAATATGTTTCCTACGAACTGCGTGTACTATGTAAATCTAAAAAGAAAGGATTAAGGAAAATGGGAAAAAATACTGATTTTATAAAAGCTGATTTAAATGGAACTATAAGTTTGGATGCTGAGAGTCCTATTTACAAGGCATTGTTTCCAGAACACTATATGGCTATAGCTGTATTCAAGAATATGGGCGATGGAAGTGGTTTTGAGAAGCTTCAAGAGATATCATTCAACGATGTGATGGAGTTCTTAGAAAATATTATAGTTATGTTGAGCGCATTTAAGTTCTTCAAGTTTGATATGGTAGACTATATGATTTTGCATGATTATGTTAAAGTTTTGTTTTTCAAAAATCCTATAACTAAAGTCGAAATCCGTGTGGCACTATGCGGATTTAAAACTGATTTAAGAGATTTGAAAGCCACATACGATGAACCAGTCTAGGAAGGTATCAGACATGGGATTGAAATACGAATTGGCTGATTGCTACATAGTCAAGTACACGGACAGCGAAGGCTTCGTGCATACAGTTCCGTTCTTGTATAAGAAGCAAGCTGAGCAATATGAAGATGCGATGAAACGCATATACGAAAATGCCGATATAATATCCGAGAAGACATTCAAGTCCACTAAGGAATACTAGAAAAGGGGAGGAGGAAAATACACTATGGATAACACGAGAATGATGTTCGTATTCTACCTTGTGGCAGTGTTCGGACTGCTCGTGCTTGTAGTGTATTTCATAAACAACAGAAAGCGATGAAAGTATATTTGAAACAATACGAGGTCAAGATTTACGGAGATGAGTTCGAGAAGGTATACAAAGACCACATATATTTCGACAGTGCGAAGAAGGCGATAGATTATATGAAACACTTTGTGAAATACCACAGATTCAACAATCTTACACTCACGCTGAACGAGTACAGATCCACACTCGAGAGAGTGGTTCATCTCGGTGGCTTGGAAAAGGATTTGTCTCAAATGGATTTGAGTATGACAATGGGATTCAGCAAGGTGAATCACAACAGCCTTCTTGCGCGATATGACCAAAGGAAAGGGGAAATGGAGATAATCAAATGAGCAAGTTTGCAGAGATAACCGATGAGATAGCTAGAAGACTCGGCATCATGGACAATGATTTGGAAGACTACGAGAATTACATAGAGATTAGGGAAAAGCTCGACAACGACAAATCCAAGGTGATTTGGGAGCATTCCGAGAACGCAGGAGACACAGCCGATTTGGATTATGAAGATGAGCTGTACTGGGTAAGTATGCAACTCGAGAAATACGAAAAGGAAACAGGGAAGACAGTCGAGATTGTCGAGAAGAAGAACTGGGCTTGGATAGTAGAAATCGATAGCAAGACCTGCCTTGTGCTGTGGACTTGGAGGGATGACCGCATATGAGAATGTGCTATGTCGATTATGTGGAAAGCGACATACACGATGACACGGAGGAATTCAGCATAGTAGAGACACACAAGTCATCCGTGTATCTTGGGCTTAACAACAGCTTGAACACATTCTACAGATACAAGAAGGAGCTTGTGGAGCGTATCACGAAGAGGCGATATGCCGAGCCTAGAGCGACACTAAACTCACTGTCATACATCTACAAGACAAGCGACTTTGGAGCGATGCTGTTCAGATACAAATTGTTGGATTCGATAAACAAGAAGCAATACGAGATTATAATAAGAAAGGAGGACAAGACAAAATGAGGCATTATGAAGTTGTGGAGACTATCTATAAGCGATTCGAGACAACGGACAAGGTGCTGTTCAAGATGACAAGAAGATTTTAATACATCTATGATTTGAGCAGCTTGGAGAAAGCTGACAATATCTATGTGCAAATCATCGGCAATTTCAAAGAGATAGCAAAGAAACAAAATGGCGTGATAAACGAGTATCCTGTGAATAGCCGAGAGGGTGATTTGTTGAAAAAGCTTAGGGCGGACAAGATGGCTGAGATGATATCCAACAATGTCTGCTGTGTCGTGATATTGAGTACAGTTGATGACAAAATAGACACAATCGAGTTGTGTGACAAACCAGGAAGAAAGCCAATCGAGGCGAAGCCTGAAAAGGTTAAAATAAACAAACAGAGGAGGATTTAGATATGAGAAAAAGCATTAAGGCATTGTTAGCCACAGGGATGATTCTTTTGCCCTTGACCGCTTGCAAAACTACGATGGAGGTAAAGGAGGAGGAGACATCCTATCCAATCGCATATGCACTAAGCAAGAACCACACATACACGCTCACGGACTATGACTTCCTAAGTGTTTCAACGAGTACATTCCACAATGTAAACGATGATGTATTCAAGTTCACGATAACCGAGAATCTATATATTGTGGAGAACATAAGCACGAAGAAATACGATAGAGACATTTATATGTGGTATTTCTCCAAGGATGCTCCTTGGTACATAATAAGCTATTACAATAAGAACACAGAAGTCATTACCAAGTAAACAAATTCCAATATTATTTCTAACATTCCATAAAAAAGGGCTAGCATAATGCTAGTCCTTTTCTATTATCGCCATAGCCTCATCGACAGTGTACGCCGTTCCAGCACGATATCCAAGCGATCTGAGAAGTTCCTGCCTCTGAAGCTGAATCTTTGTGGGTTTCCTAGGATGTATCTTGGTCTCCACAAAACACGCCTTTCCATCGCTCCTCAACACCATAAGGTCTGGAAACCCCTCGGGGATTCCGCTGTCCATATATCTATCGTTTCCGTTAGGGTCTATGAGGACACCCTTGAACACATTCATACGGATTACGACATATCCACGCTTGGAGCATTCCAAACGGACTTGATTCATCAGCTTATGCTCTGGTGTCATTTGATTTCGTTCTTTTCCTTTCTACGCTTGGCAAGATTCACGCATCTTGCAAGGTTGTTTATCTCGTGTTGCAAGTCATCGGAGAGCTTGACCTTAGTTCCCTCCACCTTTACAGGAAAGAGCTTGTTCGATTTGGTCTCGATATAGTACTTCCCATCCTTGTACACGAACAACTTTCCATCAAGATGAAGATACCCCCTATCCTTGATTTCCTCGGCTGTTTCCTTGGATATAATCCATCTGTGATACGATGCGTTCTTGTTGAGGAAATAGCTATCCTTCATTGCATCCCAATCATTTTTCATAATTCAAAAACCTCTATCTAATTATAAGACATATGGTTTATAATTGAAAACACTGGAGCAATACCCAAGCGGTTCAAGGGGCGTTTTTGCTAAAGATGTAGAGGGAAAAATCCCTGCCGAAGTTCGAATCTTCGTTGCTCCGCCATTTAGAAAACATAAAGCATCTCATAGGTGCTTTTTTATTTTTTATCAAAAAACTATTGCATTATTTTATAAATTACTTATAATAGCAAGCGTTAGGAGGATTAAAAGAATGGGTAGAAAAGCAAAGAAAAGAAACATCACCGACAAGTTGCTTATCAAGATTTCCGATGATATGAAGGAAAAGGATTTGACCTTGATTCAGTACGCTGTCAATGTTCTCGACTGCACGCCTCAGACTCTTACCAACTGGTTTAGAGAAAACCGCATCCCTTCATCCAAGAGAAAGGCAATCGAGGCTAGATTCAAGAAAGCTTCGATAGAGAAGCTCATAGCCGAAATCAAAGGGGAATAGATATGAAATACACGAACAAGAATTTCCTCCCCAAACAAATCATGAATGCTTGTATGGAGGATGATGGACACAATCCTGTGGACAATGCATATCATGTCACCGAATTGATTAAGCCTTGCAAGGCTTCCGTGCTTGAGAGAAGACATTGGAACGACATAGAAATCGATGAATCCGACTGCGTGTGGCTCGTGTTTGGAAAAGCGGTACACGAGGTTCTCCAGTATGGGAATATGTCTCACTTTATGCAAGCTGAGAAGTACATCGAGCGTGAGATAGGCGATGAGTATGGAACCAAAATCGTGGGAAGGATGGATTTGTACGACCCCCGATGGAAGACAATCGTGGACTGGAAGACAGCCACTGTCACCAAGGTTCTGAAAGGCGACTATTCCGAATATCGCCGACAAGGACTCGAGTATGCGTGGATACTCAAAGCCTATGGGAAGACAGTATCCAGACTCAAGTTCATTATGTTCCTAAAGGATTGGAGCAAGGGGCAGAAAAGACTTGCGACAATCCAAGGAAGACCATATCCCGAGAGTGCGATTCATGTGTGGGAATACACGATAACGGACTCGGATATGGAAGAGATAGACCAGTGGATTAGGGATAGAGTCGCCACCATAAAACGATACGAGACTATGGCGGACAACGATATCCCTATCTGCTCCGAGGAGGAGAGATGGGCATCGCCTACCTTGTATGCTGTGATGAAACAAGGGAGGAAATCGGCGGTCAAGATATGTTCGACAGTCGAGGAGGCACAAGCCTTGATAGGCACGGATGCCGAGCATCTCTATCTCGAGGTGAGACCAGGTGTGTCGAGAAGATGCGAAGACTATTGTCCAGTTGCACAATTCTGCAACTGGAAGGAAAGGACACAAAATTAAACTATGGGAATGGTAGTTGCTGTAATGGGGGCTAGTGGTTCTGGCAAGACTAGTTCTCTTAGGAAGTACAAGCCAGGCGAGATATTCATATACGAGGTGGCGGGAAAATCATTGCCTTTCAAGGCAACAGGAATGAAGAAGTACATTATGGAGACTCACGACTATGGGAAAATCGAAAGCACTATGAAGTCCATGAGTTCCAAGTGCAAGACTTTCATAATCGATGACAGCCAGTATCTTATGGCATTCGAGAGTTTCGACAAGGCTAAACAGGTCGGATACGAGAAGTTCACAACGATGGCATTCAACTTCCAAAAGTTGCTAAGATTCGTAAAGGATGAATTGCCAGAGAATGTGATTGTCTTCTTCCTGCATCATGTCTCCAAGGATGATGATGGATTCATGCACTTGAAGACATTGGGTAAAATGTTGGACAATCAGTTGACTATCGATGGATTGTTCACAATCATCCTATACGCCTGCAAGAATCAAAAGCAGTATGTTTTTGAGACATCAGATCCCGATGGATTGACTACAGCGAAGACACCTATAGGAATGTTCGATGAGCAATACATAGACAACGATTTGAAACTTGTTGAAAACACGATTAGAGACTATTACGATATTAAGCTGACAACCAACGATGAAAAGAAAGAGGAAATGACAAATGAAAAGAATTGATAACTGGGACACATTTGGAAACAGCGAGGAGGGCGAAAGAATAGCCCCCCTTCCTTGTGGCATATATGCGTTGAAAATTGTAGATGCGATAGACCATCCAGAAGAGTCTGGAAAGGAATATCTCGAACTGCATTTCGACATCGTGAGAAGCGAGAATGCCGAATACTTGAAATATTTCTCAAAGACCAGCACCAAGGAAAAATGGAACTTCCAAGGAACTACGAGACTGTACTACTCGGTCAAGGCGATGAGCTTGTTCAAATCTAGAATCATAGCAATAGAGAAATCCAACAAGGGCTATTCCTTCGCCAAATCCAACTTCGATGAAAAGACACTCATAGGCAAGTTTTTCATAGGCGTGTTCCAGGAACACGAGTATGTCAACAAGGAAGGACTTGTGGCAAAGGCAGTTAGACTCGAGTCTATGAGAAGCACTGAGGCTTGGCAAGATGAGAAATGTCGTGCCGATATGGAGAAGCAGGCACACAAGCTTATCACTCTCGAAGACCAGAAGAAAGAGAGACCAGCCGAGCCTGCACCCGAGCAAAAGAAGACAGCATCCGCAATCGAGGATGATGACGACTTGCCTTTCTAGAAGTAGATACGAAATAAATTAGGTAAACGAAACAGCTGAAAAGCTGTTTTTGAAAAGGAGACAATGGCATATGAGAAAACTTTGGAGCGATGGCATACCCGAGATTCTTAAGCAGTATGGAATGTTCTGCCTCAACAAGAACAAAGTTCCGTACAGGGTGAATGGCGAGCTTGCAAGACCAGATGTGATAGCCGATTTCACTTCCTACAAGACCGCAAAACAATTTGTATCCAACGGATACGATGGAATCTCATTGGGCTTGTTCACAGCCAAGAGCGGACTCAACTTGTGTGCTATCGACATCGACCACTGCATAGACAGCAACGGAAACATCAATCCGAACGCTATGGAGATAGTCGACAAGATAGCTTCATATGCGGAATACAGTCCTAGCAGGACTGGAATCCACATTGTCTTCTATTCAAAGACAACTTGGGATAAAGATTCCTACTACACCAACAAGAGACAGATAGTCGATTCCGATGGGGTTGTAATCGAATGCGACAACACCCCAGTGGGATTGGAGATATACAACTCTGGAATGACCCACAAGGTCATAAGAATGAGCGAATCCCCCCTTCCAGACACGAGCTATGACTTGAAGGAAGCCGACATCCAGTGGTTGCTTGATAAATATATGAAGAAGCAAGCACCTGCACCCGTATATGCTGATGAGAGAATTCCTCAGTTCAAAGGCGGTATAGATGAATTCATAAGGCGTGACAAGAAGCTGGCGGAGCTTTACAACAACACAGATCATGATGAGATGATAGGTGATTCGCAATACGATATGTCCTTGTGTTGCAAGCTTGCGTTTTGGACTGGCAAGAACGAGAGTGAGATAGACAGGCTTTTCAGACTATCCCCCTGGTTTCAAAGCAAGAACGACAGGCATATAAGGAAATGGATTGATAGAAAGGACTACCGAATAACCACAATAAGAAAAGCCTGCTCCCTCGTGCATTACAACAGCAAGAACGCCGATGAAATCCAAGATGACTTCTCGGCATACTACACCTACGATGATGTAGGAAACGCACACAGGTTCATCGACTCTTTCGGAAGCGACCTGCGTTGGAATGTAGAGAACAAGATCTGGATGATTTGGAACGGAGACTACTGGCAATCCGATATGGTCGGAAGGGTAAGGACTCTCGTGGACAAGATGGTCGCAAAGATGCAGATAGAGGCTGATGACTTCGCCGACAAGGAAATAAACGGAAGGACTGAGGAAAATCCCCCCTCCGAAGCATCCGTGAGGAAATACAAGTCGATGATGAAGAACATCTCGTATCTCCGTTCCAAGAAAGGCAAGGACAACTGTCTTTCCGAATCCCAGACAGTAGGTGAGACACCAGTGGTCAACGCTATGTTCGACCAGAATCCCGACCTGCTATGCACGAAGAAAGGCACATACGATTTGAGGACTGGAGAGGTCAAAGAGAACGACAGGCTGGACTATTTCACAAAGTGCGTTCCATATGCACCAGACTTCGAAAGCAAGCCTACGCAATTCATAAAGTTCTTGAAGAATGTTCTCAAGAATCATCCCGAGACATATGACTATGTTCATCGTATGCTCGGATACTCGATAACCGATGAAACGAGAGAGCAGAAGATATTCTTTCTCTACGGAGATGGAAACGATGGAAAATCCGTTCTCCTCGATACTGTCAGCAAGGTATTGGGCGATTATGCGACATCGGCGAAGAAAGACTTGGTTATGGATGGATACAGCTCAAACAACAACGACAATTCACTGGCTAGAATCAAGGCTAAAAGATTAGTATGGATTGATGAGATAGGTACAAGAGACAAATTGAACGAAGGACTTGTGAAGAACATCACCAGCGGAACGGGTGAAATAACTGCCCGATACCTCTATGCGAACGAATTCAGCTACAAGTTCACGAGCAAGGTCATCATCACGACAAATTACGAGCCTAGGATAACAGGAGTCGACAAGGGCATATGGCGAAGAATCATCGTGCTACCCTTCGACTTAGGTCTCAAGGAATCCGAGGTGGACAGGTATCTCGGCGAGAAACTAGCCGATGAATATCCACAGATCCTTGCGTGGCTGATAGAGGGGGCAAAGATGTATTTCAAGAAAGGTCTTGCGGATATTCCTCAGTGTTCACTCAATTTGACTAACGAATACAAGGAAGAGTCGGATGAAATCCAAATCTGGTTGGATGAATGCACGGACACAGCTCCCGAGGATTTCCCCAACACAGCAAGCGAGCTATATAACAGCTTCATCACCTGGGCTTTGAAAGAAAATCAGCCCAAGCTATCCCAGACTATCTGGGGAAAGTCGATGCGTAAGAAGTTCAAGAAGGCAAGAATCAACCATATGACTGTCTATTTCGGACTTAGGCTTGCCAACAAGTCTATCGACAGGAACAAGGCACAGATGGCTAGAGCAATGGCGGAGAACACAAACGATGAGAACGAAATCTAAAAAACCAGCACCAAGCGAGATAATGAACAAGATGGTGGCGACAGCGAACGACTATCCACACAAGGAACTGTACGACATAAAAGGCATCGACTACATGATGCCTCGCTACAGAGCTATGGATGAGAGATTCTTGGCAAGGAACGACTACACATATCCGAATTCGTTGGTGAGTTTTATGGACTACCCCTTCCCTTTCAGAAACAACCTAGTCAATTATCTGAATGGGATGATTTCGTTCAAGATGTTTGCACGAATGACCATGTACCCGAATCCGACCAACCTTGTATGGTTCAAGCATTTTCTCAACAACCTAGGTATAAAGATTTGGTACAGCTACGAGCTGATAGTCCATAACGGAGTTGATGACTGCTTCGACAACTTCATAGAGCTTGCATCCGCATTGGGTGTCGAATACAATCCAATCTCGGCGGATGCAAACAAAGCATTCTTCGATTTGAAAAGACAGGTCAACCAATACTGCTATCTCGATGAGAACGGGGTTTCCGTTTGGAGCGGAGGACAACGAGATTATCACATTGCTATCAATGGAAAGGAATCTTCCTATTCCTCATTTGAGTCGCTTGTCAGGGAAACACATATAGCCAAAACTTTGCTGATGAACTATCTAAGTTTCGACAAGCAAGGTCTGGCATTCACAAGGGAAATCAATATGTATGTAAACTGCACTAATTATCGAATAAGCAAGATAGCAAAGAGTCTCGACAAGAAGAAGGTGCTTGAGGATTTGAAAGCCTCGGTAGATGTCGAATCCGAGATAATCGGATGACACCACCCCCTTGCTTTCCACATGATGTTTCTATAAAATACATATGATGCTTTCAGGCATCATGAATTATTGTTTTTCATTGAAAAAGCTATCTAGGATTTTCTAGATTCCCAGATGAACTCCTTTCGGCGGAATTCCTTCCACGGAACTCCGTTTTTTATTTTCGACATATCCCCCCTCAAAATAAGCGATTCTAGGCACATGATTCCATTTAGGCATATTTATACCTCTCGATTAATCTCGTGGCTAAAACAAGGCAAAAATCAACGATTGTGAGCTGTTTAGGATAATCACGGACAACAACTTCAGGTATTTCAAAATCCGCACCCCACTTTTTCATACCCCCCCCAGATGTCAACAACCGCCAAACATGGCTGTTTTATTGTTGTGATGTACTGTCTTCATCTGACATATGGACACGATGAATTTCGTTTTTCCGCCTATGTGCGATTTTGGGGCTAAAATATCGGCAAAATTAGGTTTTCCGAAAACTGATAGGGACTTTTTGGCGATCTGTAAAACCTTACACATTCTATAAAATATAAGATATAAAAAATAAAATAATTTTGTAAAAAGTGATTGACTTTTTTTCCAAAAAGTGAGAGAATAAGGACGCTTGAAAGGACAAGCTCAAAGGGAACAAATCCCAGAAAAGAAAGATACACATTATGGAGAAAACCACATTATTAAAGATTATTAGAGAAGTAAGAAACTTAGAGGTTAGAAAGAGCAAAAACGATTCACAATTTAAGTTTTATTGGAAGAAAAAGCATAAAATAGAACGCAAAGAAAAAAGGATGGCAGAAGAGCCAAATAGCACAGCTAAAGAAATAACAAAGCATTATAAGCAAAATAAAGAAACTTTGGATTTTTGCTATGGATTTATGGACAAGATAGAAAATGAAAATAAAATTATCAATAACCAAATTGAGCAATATTTAACTAACTATGTAGTAATTGCATTAATTGACAAGCTTAACAAAATGAAAACATTTAATTATAAAAAGCTGAATAAGATTCTTAGCCAAATAGAAGATGAAACTGACAAAATCCACAAGTTTAATAACAGTCGATGCAGATTGTATTTACAAGATAATTATTTCAGCACATTATCAGTAAGCTTTAGAGGATATAACAAAACATATGATCTAATGTGCAAAACCAAAGATTATATTGAAAATCATCTTACTAAGAAGACAATTACTAAAAAGTTCTCAATTGATGATTTTAGTAATAAAATTATTAATTGGGATATGAAAGCACCAGAAGAAGAAGCACAATATAACGACCAAATAGAAAACAATTTGAAAAATTTAAAAATGCAAATTACAGAATTATTAAATGAATACAATCAAGAAAGAACAAAATTAACAATCAACAAAGAAAATTACCAATACATGTTATTAGATAGGAATTAACGCAATGAATAAAGAACTTATAATCAGCATCACAAAGAACGGGATAACCTCAAAAATGGGGATGCACTTCTAATGCTTAACCGCCACACAGGCGACAAGATAGAATTCAAAATCTTATAAAAAAATTAAGCCGTGATATTTCACGGCTTTCTTTTTTGGGGGCTAAAATATGAAATTAATATTAAGAAACTACCAAGAAACTATAGTAAATAATTGTCGAGAATCTTTTAAAAACGGATATAAAAAGCTTTGTTGCGTACTTCCTTGTGGTGCAGGAAAGACTGCTATATTTTGCTATCTAGCGTACCTCAACACGATTAAAAAGCCAAATAATAGAGTGCTTATTTTATTACATAGAAAAGAGCTTTTAAAACAAACTATAGAGGCATTCCAGGCGTTCCAAATTAGTACAGATCATATAAATATAGCGATGATTCAAAGTTTTAAAAATACGCTTAAAAACAGCGTAAAACCCTATTCCTTAATTATTATCGACGAATGCCACCATGCCACCTCTAGCAGCTTTAAAACAGTACTAAACGCTTATTCTAAAACTGCCTTGATAGGTTTCACCGCTACCCCCGCCCGTTTGGATGGTAAACCTCTCGGCGCTATTTTCGACCGCTTAATTGTCGGTGTAGATTATTCTTATTTAATCCAAAATAACTACTTAGTCGATTATGATTATTTTTCCCCCGACCTTAATTTTAATTTCTCCGAATGGAAGCTAAAAAGCGGTGATTTTGACACCAAAGACAACGCTTTACATCTCGACAAAAAAGCAATTTACGGGGATATATTGAAATATATCGACCTTAGCAAAAAAACGATTATTTACTCCCCTACTGTCGATTATTCTAAAAAGCTTGAAGCACAAATAAACGAGCATTTCAAATCCTCCGTAGCTCGTGAATTCAACGCAACAACCCCCCAAAACGAAAGGAATGAAATAATATCCTCGTTTAAAAATGGCAAAATAAAAATATTAATCAATGTTGATTTAATCGGTGAAGGATTCAATGTCCCCAGCTGTGACTGTGTGTTTCTATTAAGAGCTACACAATCATTAACGCTCTATATCCAGCAGGCAGGACGAGCCCTCCGCAGTGACCCAAACAACCCAAACAAAAGAGCCTCTATTTTTGATTTTGTAGGAAATATATATCGTTTTGGCTTTCCAGATGCCCCCCGTGTCTGGAGCCTTTCCAACACGATAAAAAACACACATAAGCACGAGACAGCACACGATTCACTAATTATAAAAACTTGCCCTAACTGTCTTCGCTCCTTTGTGCCTTCCCAGATGCTACCTAATAGGTGCTGCCCGTTTTGTAATGCCTCCGTACCTCTTAATATTCGAGAAATCAAAATCCAAGATAAAAAGGAACTTACTTTAATTAAAAGAAATCAACTAATTGAAAATAGGCGCCAGCGTGGCAAATGCCGAACATTCCAGCAGCTGAAAAAACTAGGTGAAGAAAAAAATTACAAATGTCCTGCTCAATGGGCTTTTTATGTTTTGAAAAATAGAAAAAAAATATAGTTTTTTTATAAAAACTCTTGAATAATTTTATAAAATAACTATAATAAAAGATTATGTTATTCAAGAATTAGAAACAGAATACGACAGTGACGAAGACCTTTTCGTGGAATTCTGGAGACTTTGAATTTCGCTATATTTCATTTGAAAACAAAGATGGAGATGAATTAACTATCAGACTTTGTGATAGACATGACAACGGCTCGTTTTATGAAGATTCTGAAAATAAAGAAATAAACCTCTTCGATCTGCTCAACCGAGAAATAAATCTTTCCGACATCCTCGGCACTGTCAAAGATTTATTAACTGATGATTTTGAGGAATTCCCAAACTTCGACATCTCAAACAGAGAAAAGGAACTTGAGAGCTTTATAACAGATTTTGAAAACATTGACTAATCACGAGCAAGCCCCCGCACTGTCTCCGCACCATCTAATCCGCCTCACGATCTGGCGGTTTTTTTAATCCCGAAAAACTGCCACCATCACCAACTCCTTTACTGTCATCTTCCAAAATCTTCCAATATCTGCCAATATCTACCAATATCTACCAATATCTACCAAAATCTGCCAAAATCTGCCAACTAATTTATCAACTTTTCTGTAAACAACTTTACACTTTCCAAAAATTAAGCAATTGCAATTAATCCCCTTTCCATATATTTAGCAGTCATTTACCCCGAGTGCTAACCCCTTGAATGTCCTAAAAAATACCCAATGGTGCCGCCCTAGATAGCCCCTCCGCTATCCGTTGAGAGAATACCGAGAAGGTCAGCAATAGGGGGGGGGATAAATAGGGGTACGGGTGAAGGGACAGCCAAGACTAAAAGCTATTCCCTTAAACACAGGGGGTATAAAAAAAGGGGGGGTTAATCACGGGTATTAATCACAGTGGAATTATGGTGCTGATTGTGGGGTCGATTAAGGGGTTAGAAAGAGGAATCACAGGGTGTGTGTTAGGGGTGATTTACCGCCCGTTATAGTGGGGTTATGAGAGTGATTTAGGGCGATTTAGGGGGTATGTTTTAGGGGTATTTTGAGGTGATTTTTACCCCCAAATAAACTGAGTGAATGGGTGTGTAGGGGTGTGATTTAGGGGGTTAAAAATGTCTGAAATGAACTATGTCCTAGGCATATAACAAAATAGCGATTTAGTAAAGAAAAAGCATAGTTTTTAGGACATAGTTAGGACATAGTACAGATAATACAGATACCTCACAGTATGAGATAAAGTACATAGTTAGGACATAGTTAGGACATAGTTTGTGGTAGCAACTATGTCACAAAAAAAGCTAGTATTCATCGGCATTTTTTGCATTTAGGACATAGTTGACATAGTTTTTCCATAAACTATTATCAAGAAAAAAAAAGTGTATAACAATATAGTATATATGTAAAGAATATAGGGAATATATATAGAGAAAGATTTAAAAAATGGTGTCAAGTGTGTCCACTATGTCCGAGAATGAGGTGGTAAAGGTAGGATTATGCGTGGTTAGTAGGTTGTCCGAGGGTTTATAATAAGGCGAGGAGGACACACATATATGGCGGTTAAGAAGACAGTTGGTAAGGTGAGTAAGAAGAAAGTTACCCGTGGCGGAGCGAATGTCCGCACGGACACACAGATCCAGGTGGTGTATGGGCGTAAGTTGCCAGAGGGCGAGGTTGTCGACGGGATACTGAGGTTGCGTGGCGAGGGTATTCCGCTGAGGATGATATGTGGGAGATACGGGATATCGAGGACTAGGATGGACAGGTGGATGAGTCAGGGCGAGGAGGATGTGGACGAGGGGAAGGACACTCCGTGTTCGAGGCTGTATGTTGGCATGGCTAAGGCGGAGACAGCGGTTGCGGAGAGATGCATGAGCGGTATATTGAAGGCTGGCGAGGCTGATGGCGGAAGGAACTGGGCTGCGTTGGCGTGGATAATGGAGCGTTGTTTCCCCGAGGAGTACGGACTCGCACGGAGGGCGGATGTCGGCGAGAAGGAGGCATCGGTGCGTGTGGTCATGGGCGGACAGGGCGGAAGCGTGCCTCACGAGCCTGGGAGGGTTATGGGTGTCGTGGATGCCAAAGTGTCCGAGTCTCCACAGGATGACAGTGATGATTCCCACACGGATGGGAGCGGTGAGTAGTCATGGGATTGAGATACGATAAGCCCAGGAAGGGGCAGGAGAGGATACTGAATCTCTCCCAGCTGTGCGGATACGGATACGACACGGAGCTGTTCACGAACGCATACTGGCTGCACAACCCGTGCAGGTACAGGGCGAATGTCGGAGGGAGAAACACGAAGAAGTCCACGGATATGCTCGGACTCGAGCCGCTGTTCAAGATAATGTCGAACGAGTACAGGAACATCGTGATGATAAGACAGAACGACAGCGACAACCTCACAAGCACATATGCGAGACTGAAGGGGATAATCGAGGAGCTGGCGATAGGCGACTTGTTCAAGGTGATGGTGAATCCGAGGCAGATAGTGTACAGGGAGACAGGACAGAAGATAATGTTCAAGGGGTTCAACAATCCGACAGGCATAACCTCGGTGGCTGTGGAACACGGGGTGTTGAGCGATGCGTATATGGAGGAGATGTACGAGATGAGCGACTACGATGCGTTCAGAAAGCTCGATGGTTCGTTGCGTGGCGAATTGCCACCAGGCGTGCAGATCCAGATAACGATGGCTATGAACCCTTGGAGCAGGAAGCACTGGGTATACGAGAAGATGTTCGCTGGCAGGCTCGACCCTAGTTTCGAGCAGTTGGAGAAGAATGCGTATCTGGACTGCTACGACAGGGATTTCCAGCTTGGATTCGGAAGAGGCTTGTACCTGCACCAAAGCACATACAGGGTGAACGAGTTCAGGACACCAGAGTACGATGCGAGCATGGAGTATATGCGAGACCACGCACTCGAGATATACAAGGTCGAAGGTCTTGGGATGTGGGGAAACAGCACGGAGCGTGTGTATCCCGAGTTCGTGCATAGCAGGAACATAGTGAGTGTCGAGGATGTGATGAGGATGCGTTTCAGGGCGTTCTCGATAGGAATAGATACGGGATTGAGCAACGGGGAAGGACATATAAGAAAGGATGGTCGTGTTAAGAGTGCGACGACAGTGCAGTTGGTTGGCTTGACCTCGGATTGCCAGAAGATAGTTGCGATAGACGAGTGGTTTCACAGCAACGATGGGGAGCTGAAGCCGATGACTCAGGATGAGGAGGTTCGTGCGTGCGTGAATGTTATAAAGCACTGGCAGGATGTGGTGTGGAAAGGACATCCCGATTTGTTCAACGGAAGGATGATACCCGTGTACATCGACTGTGCGGATATCGGATTCCGTGATGCGTTCATAAAGGAATGCGGAAGACAGCTTTTGTACAGGGCGCAGGTGACTGGAAGCACGAAGATGGGGATACAGACACGAGTGGATTTCATAAGGTGGCTTCTCGGATATGGGGAGTGCCAGATATGCGGAAAGTGCCAGAACCTCATAAGAGAGATGGACGAGAGCCGAAGAGGCGACAAGGGTGAGACAAGAGAGAACCTCAACGACCATGCACTGAATGCCTGGGAATATGCGTGGACACCATTGAAGGCTTACTTGATGGCTTGGGGGCAGTTCAAGCAGAGATAGTATTAAGGTGCGATTATCACTGATAAGGTATAATCTAGTTGTATCCGTGAAAGGATATGGGTGGGTGGCGATATTGGGAATAACACGGGGAGACCCGTGTTTTTTATAATTTTATAAAAATATGTTGCATAATTTTACAAAAAGCGTATAATTGTAGATGCCAGTAGGACATATAGGGATGAGATTAAGTAAAGAAATAGGCGATAATATCAATTATGTAAGAGCGTTTACAGTTAGTTATTGGAATAGGGGAGGTTTTCGACATTGCAGAAAAGAAATAGATTGTTATAGAATCTTAAGATATGGCGATTGATGAACAGGTGGAAAATATCGAAGATTTTAAAAAGCCTATAAAATATGAAAAAGTTAAGGAATATTAGTTTGATATAGGAGGACACAAAAATGGAGGATTGGAAGAAGACAATAAGTGATGTGAGGAAAGAAAAAAGTTGGACACAGACAGAGCTTGCTAGGAAGATGAGGGTAAGCACCAACTCGATTAGGAAATGGGAGAAGGGGTATGGTGAGCCTAGTATGAATTCGAGGAGGAAGCTCAAGGAGGTACTTAATGAAGACAGGGATGAGGAGATAATGAGATTCATACATACCTTGATGGACAATATCCCATGGAGCAAGTTTAACGATGAGAGAATGCATATATGGGATATGAAGACACGCAAGGACTGTGGCACTCTCAAGGAATATATCGGCGAGAGGATGAAGGCTTTGTTTGGAGTGACTGTGGAATATGGGGAGGAAAAGAAAGAATGAAGGAATTGGAAAAGGAAATCAGCACGAGGAAATGGAAATCGGAGTGCCTTGAGAAGTTTGTGATGTTTCTTAAGGAGCTGTACAAGTATCCAAATCATTACAAGAGGATAGTGATAAATTCCGATCTGGAGGATAGCGAGACAGGAAACCTCAAGCGTAAGGCTGAGTGTGTCGAATACGAGGACACGGATATTAGGAAACAGCTGGATTATGTTTGGGGCATCGTTGCATCGCTTATGAAATGCGATGTATGCGGTTATGATGAGAACGATAAAGAGCTGTGGTTCTCTTTCTATGATGACAGCAGGCTAGGCGAGAGGGAAATCATATGCATGAGTTGCTACAAGGCTGAGTGGGAGGCGGAAGAGGCAAAATGAAAATAGAGATAGAGATTCCAAAGGAGTTTGAAGGTGATTACAATTTTGACAAGTTTGAAGATTTCTTTATGCGTGTTTCGCATGATATAGAAGCGAATGATGAATATCTCAATAGATATCTTTGTGGAAACTATGAAGCAGAAACGGCTGAAATGTTTGTAAAAGCATTCCAAAACAGCATAGAGAAAAAATAGGGAGGCTAGGGAAGATGCGTGATTTCAGCAAATGTTTCAATTTGGACTATATGATGAACACGATTCTTATTGTTATAAACATGATGATATTTTTTCGAGATTGTTGAAAAAAAGAGTGCTGATTATAGTGTAGTCATAAGAGGAAGAATTTTTATCAAGGGGGAAGCGGATAAATGATAAAAAAAATAAGAAGAGAATTGATAGAAAAGAAGTTGGCGGATACGAAGAAGTTTATTGATTTCTTGAACGATTTTAAAGAAAATCCGAATAATTATAGAAGAATAGTTATTGAAACTGTTTTTACAGGTTTAGATAATGGTTCTTTCAGAGATGAAGAGAAATGCGACTATGATGGCGACATTATTAAAAGATATAGCGATTATATTTGGGTTAATATTGCTTCGCTGATTACATATAAGATTAACTATTATTGGGAGAATGATATTGCTATTTGTTTTTGTTTTTATAATACTGATGATAAAAAGTTTGCTTGGTTGACTTGTATTAGGAATTAGGGATACATAGGAGGACACTGTGATGGACTTGCTTGCCGAGATGGATAAATGGGAGAAGGGCGAGGAATCGATATTCGATGAGATAAAGCAGGATGATTTCGTGTTCAGTTTCTTTCCTTGCATAAGATTTGAGAATCAAGCAAATATGCTGATTCAAGGGTTTAGGAATCCAGATATATACAAGCCTATGGTAGACCGCTTGGACATAAGTCGAGAGAGAGAGAGAGAGAGAGAAGTATGTGGTATGGATACTTTTGCCTCTTTTGCGAGATTATGCTTGTAAAGGGTGTGAGATGTGTGATAGAGAATCCGTATTCGACCGCACACTATTTGACAAGATACTGTCCTTTGAAAGCTGATTACATTATTATGGATAGAAGCAAGTATGGAGACTATTTCAAAAAACCCACTCAGTTTTGGTTCTTGAACTGTGAGCCTAGGAATGGCTTGGTGGCTGTGAATTATGATAGCAAGCCAGTCAAGAAGATAATAAATGAGAGGGGCATAAATCGAAGTCTTATAAGCAAGGATTTCATAAGGGTGTTCCTTAGCGAGATAGTGGATTTGGAAGGGGAGGCAATAAAGAAGAAATATGAGTGACAGGTATGGACTGCCATATAAGAGTTTGGATTTTTCTCCAAACTCTTTTTATTTGCTTTATAATATTTTGTATATGGAGGTTTGACACAAATGAACCCTAACAACAGGATGTATGTGAGCAACGAGGAAATGCTCAGACTTGGAGAGATAATGGAATACACCACTTGGTACAACGGAAACTCAAGCGAGCTTCTCGAGTTCTACACCGAGTCGATGACCACATATTTCACAAGCAACCCAATATATTTGAGAAATAGAGCGCAGTATTTCTGGGCTAGGTCTGTGAATTCCAAGAAGGCATTCAGGAGAACGCACGACAATCTCTTTGCTGACATCATAGATGTGCTTACCAATGTTGTCGGCACTCCAGTCATAGTCGGCGATGAGAAGAAGCTTGCCGAGGACTTGGAGGAATCCACAGGTCTTTTCCATGTCGTGAATCAGAAACAAATTCCCTTGACTCTTGCACAAGGCACGGGTTGTTTCAAGATTTCATCCAGTCCTTATGAAAGCACTCCTAGCCTTGACTACTACACAGCGGACAGGGTTCGATATCACGCAAGGGGCGAGCATATCACTGGCATTGATTTCATCGACTATTTCAAGGATGACAAGGGCTTGAAGTATATGCTTGTGGAGAAGAGATACCTCACTACAAGCGGAGAGAACGGAGGCGGAGACCTTCACATAGACTTCCATCTCTATCGTTGGGTGAACTGGCAAGACAGCGGAAACACCGAGGTTGGCTTGGACACTCTCGAGGAGACAAAGGGCTTGAAACCTTCGACTGTGCTTTATGGCATAGGTAAGCTCTTCGCTGTGCCTACAACGATACTTATGGACAAGCGAGGCGGTCTCTATGGTCGTTCCATCGGCGAAGGAAAGCTTGACCTTCTTGATATGGTGGATGAGGCTTGGAGCATAGAAGGTCGTGCGGTGAGACTGTCTACACCTCAGACATACATACCCGAGAGCTTGCTAAGAACCACCGAAGTCCCAGTGACCGACGGATTCGGAAATCACGAGATAAAAATCAAGCGTGTAGAGCCAGATGAGTTCGACAGGGATTTCGTTGTCACGAACGATGATGTGATTCCCGATGGCGATGGGAGACTCCAGAGTGGTGGGATAATGATAGACCAGCCTCATATGGATGTAGACCAGTACGACAAGACAAGAAGGCGTGCAATCATAGAAATCCTCAATGGCATAATGTCGGTAGCCACATTGGGCATGACATTGAATCCTGGAATGAACGAGCCTATGGAGAGCCGAGAGCGTGAGAAGATAACAACCCTTACGAGAAACATCATAGTAGCCAAGGAGAAGACCATATTGGAGAATGTCCTCACGGACTTGATGGATATGGCTGACTACAAGCGAAACGGATATTTCTTCCTTAGAGCCGAAAAGGACAAGACAAGAGTCGAGGTAAGATTCGGCGAGTTCGCAAATCCATCGTTGGAGACCGAACTCAAGGTGCTTGGTTCGGCTTGGAGTTCGGGGCAAATATCCACCGAGCTTTATGTGGAGAACTTGTGGCGTGACAGGTTGACCGATGAGGAGAAGCAAGCCGAGAAGGAGAGACTCGAGCAGGCAAGACACGAGGCATTGCTTGCACCTGCGGTATACGAGGGAAACAATGTCGAGAACATAGAAGAGGTTTTGAGGAATGGAATTAGCGACAGCGTTGCGAAGGACAGCGGAAAGCAAGAGGGCGTTTCTAAGAAGAGCAAGAACGATGGTGGCGGAGATGTCGGCGATGACATACGCCACAAGGACAAGCAATGACGATCTGATTTCGAGGATACGCTATGAGGCGTTCCGAGGACTCTACAGTGGCGAGCCTTGGCAGATAGACCTCACGGATGACAAGCCGATAGACAGGAATGTCTATTACGGATTCGAGCGTAAGGGCTATGGATTCGTTGGGATTTCGGCGGTAGGGATGGGCTTGTTCATCCCAAGGCTTGTGGCGACACTTCCGCATATGTTCGAGAAAATCATAGGCGGTAGGAATCTCAGCTCGCTGAATGACAGGGAGAGGCTAAGGATAGCCACCGAGTGCTATCAAGGCGGAATGGCTATGGTGTGGGATGCATCACAGCACTACGATGGCGAGAAGAGGCAGGAGGCGGTCAAGCGTAAGCTGGATGATGCGAGATACAGCCACCGATACATATGGCTGTGTTCAACGCACGGAGACCCAGCTGTAGGACACAAGGACTACCAAGGAAAATACTATGTCGATGAGAACGCACCGAGGGATGTACTCGAGTATGCGAGAATCAAGGGATTCAAGAGCTATCAGTGGGTAATAGACAGTCCCGTGTATATGATTACGAGACCGAACTGCCGACACTATATGACATCGTTGCCGATGGACTATGTGATGAAGACAGACCCGAACACCGCCTTGAGCGAACTGCATATGCGATATGATGAGGGAAAGCGAGGTTCGTTCCAGACACTGCCACCTAGGACACCGAAGGAGATAAGGCAGGAGGCATACAGGAACAGGCTGTACTTCCATATGCGTGCATACAAGATGCGACCGAGTGCGGAGCTTGCAGGATTGATTGAGAAGGACAAATTGTTGCTTTCATATAGCTTGTAAGACAATTTGTAAAATGTTGTATAATTAATTTACTAAGAAACGAGGATACAGTTCAAATGTTTATTAAAAACTTAGAAATCAAGAAGGAAGAGCCGACAGCCGAGGAGAAAGTCGAGACACCGAAGACCGATGAGAATGCCGACAAGGGCGGTTCTGTGGAACAGCAGGATGCCAAGCCCGAGCAAACCGCCGAGAAATCAGCAACCGAGAATTCAGCAGTCGAGGAGAAATCCACACAAGCCGAGAAGACCACAGTTGAGAAGACATTCACTCAAGCCGAGCTTGACAGCATAATCCAAAGCCGATTGGGCAAGGTATATGCCAAGCTTGGTGCGAAGAATGCGGATGAGTTCGAGCAGAAGCTCAGCGAGTCCAATTCCAAGCTTGCGGAGACCGAGACCAAGCTGAAGCAAATCGAGAGGGATACAGCCCTCAAGGACAACCATATCAATCCAGATCGTGTTAAGGATGTCGACATATGGTTCAAGGGTACTGGCACGGAATTCAGTGCATCGGCATTGACCGAGGCTGTCAAGACACATCCCGAATGGGTTTCCAAGGTAGTTGTTCCCGAGGTGGGTTCGCATACAAGCGGAAACACCGAGGCAGATTCGAGAAGAGACAATGAGAGCAGAATAGCCGAGGCATTGGGATATTCCAAGCTGGTAGGCTAAGCAGTATGTTCATCTTTAGGGGGATATAGATAGATTATGAACATTTCAAATGAGACCATCAAGCTATATCAGAAAGCATTGGACACAATATTCGTACACGAGTCCAAGACCGATATCTTGAGAGAGTATGCACCTGCAGCATATGCAACAATCGAGCCAGATTTCAACAGAGCAGGAGTCATCAAGTTGCCTAAGGGTTCTTCAGGCGGACTTGCAAACTACAAGGCTGTAAATCAATCCACACCTGCAGCCGATTATGTACATTACCAGACAATTGGCGGTGATGGATACAAGAGAAACGATGCCAAGCTCGAGTTCGAGGAATTCAATCTTCAATGCAACCGTGGTGTCGAGTTCCAAATCGACCGTGTAGAAGGAAAGAAAATCGATGATTTGCTTTTGACCTATGTCGTATCACAGTTCCCTCGTGAATCAGTCGTACCCGAGGTCGATGCATTCCGTTTCGCATATCTTGCATCCCGTGCCAACTTGTCCTATGGAAACTTGGTCACCGAGACACCTACCGCCGATGGTGGAGAGCAAGACATCTTCACATTGCTCAGCAATGCCCTTGCCAAGCTTTACGATATGGGAGTATCCGAAGAGAAACAAATCATCTTCGTTAATTCCGAGGTTCACAACTTGCTTGTCAATTCCGCCAAGCTCACTCGTTATTTGGGAGTTTCCGTAATCGACTATGGTGGAATCAAGGTCAATATCGAGACATTCCTCGGAAGACCTTTGGTCAAAGTTCCTTCAAGTCGTTTCTTCAACAAGATTACACTTACCGACAACGGATATGCACCTGCCGATGGAGCAAAGTCCATCAACTATATGGTAGTATCCGCCGACACCACATTGATTTTCGACCTCTTGGGCAGAATGCATGTCTATGATTCCGACAACGTACATCTCGGATTCGATGGATGGGCAGTAGACTACCACCTCTATCACGGAATCTATGTACCCGACAACAAAGTACCTGGAGTCTTCGTATCATTGGGTACAACCTTGAAGGCATCCTCAGCTGGTAGATTGTTCGTTGCCACCAAGGCTGGTTCTGCAACTGGAACAACCGCAGTCGAGTCCTTCTTGACCTTGCCTGGAAACTTGCTTGTGACCCAGATCGGATTCGATACTGCCGACCACAACTATGGTGTCAAACTTTCTAGCGACAAGATTAAGCCCATCGGCGAGGATATTCCTGTGGCTGGAAGCACCTTGAAATTCTTCGGATGTGATTCCAACGGATTGATTATCGCCAAGACCGATGGTGCAGTAGCTGTCAACAAGAAGTAGTATAATTAGAGCGTTGGATATTCAGTGTCCTAATGTCCAACTTACCTAATTTTCGTGCCTTGTGTGCAAAAAGCACAAGGCATTTTTATTTTATAAAAAGCACTTGACTAATTTTATAAAAGTAGTATATTAGTGTGCGTGGGGATAAAACCTCAAAATGTGCAAGTCCATACTTTTTGTGGTGAGAAGTATGGATTTTTTTATTTGCTAGTGGTAATATAGAGCAGTGAGGTATCAATCCTTTCTTTTAATAAAACTTTCATCATAAGGTAAACGATAGATATTCTTGCAGAGTCATTTTCTCCTTTAAAGTAGATGGATGCCTTTCTGATACCTCTTGCGTGATATGCCATACTTTTCTTGATAATTGACCAAAGACTTCTTCCGAGTGGCATATGCATGTAAAAAATCCCTAGTCAAGCCCTTTATATCGAGAAATAAGGGGCTTTTTTGTTTTATAATAATTTCATACATACGGAGGATGGAAAAATGGCTGAAGAGAAAAAAACATTTGGCGGAGCTGAGAACGAGATAGATGACAGGACAGCATACACAGTCAAGGGAGCTGATGCCACATTTGTCAAGAAGACCGATGTGAAGACTCCGAACGGAATGGACTTGAACCGACTTCTCGTATCGCCCGAGGAGTTCCAGCAGTACACTGGCATAAACCTCGTGTTCCGTTTGGTCGAGGGGAATATGGTCGATGGAGACTCTCACGCAGCAGCACAGGCGTTCATAGAGCGTATCCAGAGAAGACTCAACAACTACATAGACACGCATTTCTCGGGCAACATAGGGAAGTTCTATTCCAAGCCCTCGGACAATCAGAGATACCACTACAAGCTTGCTGTGATAGAACAGGTACTCTACATATTCAGCAACACTGCGATAACCGAGAGTATGGGTTTGAACGATGATGGATACCCCATATTGAGCAAGAACGACATAAGACAGCGTGAGATAGGCATAGAGTGCCAGCGTGAGCTTGAGCTTGCAGGACTGTGGACTAGAAGTCTCAATTCTGGAATGGGGTTCTATTCTTTCTGGTGGAGGTTCTAGCCTATGGACTTGAGACAAAACTACAATGCGTACAATGAGCTTTTTGAGGTTCACAAGCAGGACAAGAAAAATGTAAGGGGTGCGAGGCTGAAATGGAATAAGGAAGCCGATTTCTACATCAAGGCTAAGATATACAGGAGTGTCGAGTCCGAACCCGATATGGTGGATGGAACATTCCAGACAACATTGCATACCCTCGTGATAAAGACACCAGATAGAATCAATGTGGAGATAAACGATAAGATGATTCAGTCATCCACTGGGCTGACATATATCGTGGTGTCAATCTCACAAGACTTGGCTAAGAGCAAGTTCAAGGGAAGATATGACAAGTTTAGGACTTGCGACACATACATAACGCTTAGAGGCTAACCATTATGGCTAAGGAATCTAAGACATATACCGAGGGAAACTTCAGCACAAGCTATGGCGAGAAGTACAAGGGCGGATATCAGGATGTATCGATAAGCTATGGCAATGATTCGTTCGCCTCTGGGAAGTTCAAGGTAGACAAGGAAGTACTCGTACAGAGACACTATTCCAAGGCTTGGGAGAAGTTCGGATTTCCACCGCTGAACGAGCTTGCAAGCGAGATAGCCGATACGATGAGGAAGGGTTTCACTATGGCACACGACAATTCATACATAGCGAAATCGATAGTCGCCAAGGGGCAGACAATACAGATCTCCGCACCGAAGTACAATATGATTGGATTCCTCAAGGGCGATGAGCTGAAGTTCGACAGCTCGAAGTCCTATGCATCCGAGTTGGATGAGAGGGGCAGTGTGATAGCGGTGAAGAGGCAGAGGCAGCGTAAGAGCAAAGCCACTGGCAAGTACACTGGATATGGCGAGGAGATAGCCTGCAGGGTATATGTAGGCAACTGGAAAGGCTATGTGGACAAGTTCATAGTCGATGGTGTTGTGAAGTGGGCTGAGGAACACAGTCTGCATATAGAGAGTCTGACAGCCAGATAGGAGGATTTGGATTATGGCATATGAGAACGAGACAATGGGGCTGATATTCACCTGGGTGAAGGATGTCGCACACAGGATGCATCCAGAGCTTAGTGTCGAGGTATTCGATGAGCGTGCGTTCGCCAATGCTACAAGCGATGAGGATGACAACAAGATATTCCTATCCGTGCATTTCAAGTCGAGCAACACGGATACGAAAGCTACAGTGCTTGAGACATCCATAAGCTTGCTTTCGGAGAAGGATGACTTCACCAAGGCATTGGAAATCATCCGTATGGTAGTCAGCGAGCATATGCTCAAGTCTTTGAGCATAGGCGGATATTCCGTGTTCAGCACTCCTTATCTTTCCGAGAAGTTCGTAAGTCATGAGGACTCATTCAGAGCCGAGATTTCCACCGAGGCATCGTTCGTTATATCGCCTGGCATAAGCAATCCTTCCATAAGTGCCGATGGCGAGGATTTGTTCGTGTTGCAAAGCTCGGTAGGCTTGGCTGGAAGCAACGATCCCGTGGTCTTGGGTACTACAGGCACATCCAAGTCAAGAATCGCATACTATACGAAAACATTGTCTATGAAAGTCTATGCCGATATGACCTCCACATTCGTACGCAAATGTTTCACCATATGGAACTTGTCAAGCAACAATCCTGCAAAAGATGGCGTGTTCAATATGGCAATCGACTATGGGAACGGAATTACAGCAAGGAAGAGGATGGTGCTTTCCCAATTGGTTCAGCAGTCCTCGATAGGAGCTGTCTCCACTGTCGAATTGTCGTTCTTGGAGGCTGATGAAGATGTCCAGTAAGGAGGTAAGGGTATCCATAACTGGAAAGGTCGTGGAGGTCGAGAAATCGTTCAAGTACACCTCCATAAGCACCAAAATAATTCAGCCCGAGAAACCAGAAGCCAAGTCCTCGAAGCAGGTGGAGAGCATAGAGGCTATGGAGGGGAACGATGGTTCGCCTCTTGGTGCATTGCAGAGACTCGTGGCTAGCAATGGTTCTGGAAACAATTCCGCAAGCATAGTCAAAGGCATAATAGATGAAGGTGTGAAGGAGTGCGACTACTGGCTTAACCGCACATTGCAGGCTACGGACAACTACCAAGGTCAGAGAACGATAGCCATAGCCAAGAGCCTTGGTTCTTGGACACAATCCACTGGAATGAAAATCATCAATGGATTCGCCACTGGCGGTCCTGTCGGTGGCATCATTGCGACAGCGATGGCTGTGGTGGACACGGGCTTGAGCATATACAAGAACTACAACGAGGAGCAGTTCAAGATAGATGTCCAGAACACCGAGTTGGATATGACCCGTGTGAGAAGCGGATACTCGCTCACTAGCGGTTCTATAGGAGGAGACAAGTAAATGGATGCAATAGACTACAATGTAATCAAGATAGCGTTCGAGAAGTTCTCATTCATTAAGTATGAGTGTGTCCTCAATGTCCCGTACAGCGATGAGTACAGCGAGACATTGGACTCTATGAGCGTGGTTATAAAGCATATAGATTCCAAGCTCGAGATAAATCCCTTCGATGTCGTGTATATCTATCGTGGAGTTGTCAAAGGTGACACTATCCAACATCCTACATACACCGACATAAAGTGGAAGGAGATGCTCGTGGACAGCGTGAGCATGCTCAGAAAACGCTATGGGAACAACACATACTACGAGTACACTCTCAAGCTTATGAGCGAGACCAAATGGCTTGAGAAAATCCAACTGCCAAATAGGAGCTTCACGCACGCACTCGGTGGCAAATTGCGAGATGCGTACGAGACCATAAAGGATTTGATGACATATGTCCCCAAGGTGATACGAGACAACGAGGAAACACCCTTGATAACCATTTCCGAGGATGTAGAGAGAAAATTCTCGAGTTTGAGTATGAAGGATATGTCCTTGAACAAGCCTACGCTCAGACAGGCACTTACTGCGGTGATGAGCCAGTTCGGATGTATCCCAGTGGTAAACAACAAGCAGTTGGGATTCATCAATTTCAACAGATCACAAGGAAATATCACGGAAGAGCAAATCGCCGATATGGACAGCGAGTCCTATTCGAATTCATCGGACAGCTATGTGAACACGCTCATGACCGATGCATCTCAAGTATTAGGCGATGACAAGTCCCTTGTTGTCGAGCGTGGAGTTGGATTCAGAGACAGGGATACTGGCTTGATTAAGCAACAGGAGAATCTCAAGTTGCTTACCACATATCCGATATACAAGGTGAAGAACCTCACGATAAATATGAATCTCAGCACATATCCGACCATCATCGTGAAGGTGTACAACATAGCCGATGCGGACTATTTCATACTGCCTCAAATGAATCCAGAAGGAAACATCAATCCAGTTGTCATATACGATAATATCAATGAGTATGTGGTAAAGGTCTACTGTGGCGGTCATCAAAGGATAGATTTCAGCAATTGGGAGTTCAAGATTCTTGAAGTAATCAATCCATCCACAGATAGTTTTGCGTGCGAGGGATTTAAGACATCATCCGTGAAGACAGGCATATCGCACCCTGCCGAAAGCCAATGGGCTGGCGGAACGATGTATACATTCACGATTTCCAAGAATGGAATGGTCAGACCCGATGGCACAGTCGCATATCTCTTCATCGCTAAGACAAATGATGACAGGTATATCGTGTGGAACACATATGTCGAGGATAATGGGAATGACACAGTAATAAGTGGAATGTATAAGGAAATGAACATAGCCATCGTGTATAGAAAAGTCAGCGTTGACATAACCAGTCTCGTGAAGACCGCACAGGAGAGAAAGCTTCTCTCGTATGACTACACCACCGATGAGTTCAAGGGCGGACAAGGCAATATGGCTGTGTATTCGAAGTACTACTACACCACTGTGCAGTACAAGCTCGGAGGCAACGAGATAAGCGGATGGAGCGACAAGTACACGGAAGCTCAAGGGTGGTGGGGTGTCAACAAGACCACCATAGAGAACATAGTCAACAAGTCATTATACGAGAACGAATTCCTTCAAAAGCGTTATGACAACATCTTCAATGAGGAGGACATACTTCCATATCCTCAATGGTTCTACTCGTATGAATATGTGGATGGAAATGGCAACAAGCATTCAGTGGCAGTCAAGAGCATATTCAGCAAGGGATGGGTTGATGATATGTTTGGAAGCTACAACTATCCATCGAGAATCAGTTTCGACATCTCCTATCAGCCACTCAACGATTTGAACATTGCGACAGTGAAGGGCGGTTTCGATTATCCGTTGGCACAGCTCGACAGCAGAGACAATGGACTTGTGGATTTTGACAATTTCAAGAAGGTGGAGCAGGACAAGCTCGACAGACTCGGAAACGGAGTCCATATTCTTTCCAAGCGATATTTTGCCGAGAATGGCGGAACGGACTTGGAGAAAGAACTCATACCATTGGGAGCTGTCTATAGGGATACTGGCGAGGTGGTGTTCAAGCGTATGATTTCGTTCAAGAACAACTATATCGATATAGCCTACTATCTATGCAAGGACTATGTGATAGCGAACTACAGCACCTCTATAACAACGAAATATCGTGCTTACCAGTATGTCGACTACTCAAGCTCGACTTTCAGAAACGAGAATAGGATTTCCTATTTCACGATAAGCAAGACGGATAATTCGAAAGTCGATTACAAGGAAAATGATGTCCTAGGCGTTGTCGAGAAGTATTGGGGCGGTGTAGCTACGATGGGTGACAACAATCTCGATTATCTATGCTCGGGAATGATATTTGCTCCGTTTCTATACAACAACAATGTGAGAAGCATGAATATGGGCTACAGGCGAGTCAAGAGTACCGCATACTCGAACAATGATGCGATAGCCAGCTATTCCGTGTTTCAGCAAGCAACTAGCCACTATGTGTACGATTATGGACTCGTGGTCAGTTTCAAGTACTGGGATACTGTCAGCCCTGGAATAATGCTAGAGTCCACTGTGAGAGCCACAGGACTTCCACAACATCCGTATATGTACGATGACAAGTCTAGCGTGGTCAATTATGCGAACGAGCAGGACATAGGTCTTATGGCTGTGCCTAGCGACAACGGATGGACTTCGCAGGCCGAATCATCGGCGGAGTACGCACAGACATATCCAGCTATCACCGACAGCAAGATATGTATAGGCAGTCTTATAAACATAGCCTATATGAGTTTCGACATCTCGGACATAATCCAAGACCAGAGCGAGCTTATGGGCTTCACGATGCAAGTCGAATACAGATCGCTCACGAGCAATGTCGTTGTGTTCAAGGACATATCCAAGACTGCAAGGATATTCAATGATGATGAGAACCCCTTGTACACCTACAGACCGAGGTTTTTCGGCACATACGAGGATGCTGTCCAACATAAGTTCGAGGTCTTGCCACGCAACTATAGCGAGGTACTCAGTGCTGCCGACAATAAGATAACCGTGAAAATGGATGTCACCATATACTATGGAGACGCTCCGCTGATTTCTATGAAGAAAGGCACTTACTATGTAAGGCTAAGCAAGTATAATAAGAAAGTGAATATAATACATATAGGAGGATAAAATATGGCTAGTTATGTTTATTATGACAAGTCTGGCATAATCCGTGAGCTGATAACAGCCGACTATCCTGCAAGACAGGGTATGGCATATGACATATTCATGTATTTCGATGGTGTGGATGTCTCACCCACCAAATACAATGTGACTTGTAGGAAACCAGACAAGGAAACAGGACTTATCACCACATTGTCTTGGGAGGATGTGACAGTCCCTTATTCCGCCGAGAGAAATCTTTCCAACTTCGAGTACTACAGGACATACAATATGTTGCATATAAAGGTCTCGAGCTTGGACAAGGGCGGTCTATGGCAGTTCACACCGAACATCGATGACAAGGCAGGTGCGTTGTTCAATCTCTTCGTTGACAGCAACACGAACGAGGTTGTGGACAAGGCTTTGAGCTTTGCAGACTATCAAAGCCTTATGGACAAGCTTACCGAGCTTGAGGCAAGGATTGACAGTCTCGAGGCGGTCAAGACTGCAAGCAACGATGCACAGGCATTGGACATCACCGAGGAAGATGGCGTGGTATCCATAAAGGGCGTTAAATGATTATGTGCTTGTGGAACAGACAGAAGCGTATCGACAGACTGGTGTGCGAGAGCGTGATAGTGATAGAGCAGACCTATTGCGTTTATCACAGATCGACCTGCAAACCGCACTATGCGGAAGAGGCTAAAAGTCGTTGTATGATAATCATAGACTTGGGCTTGAGCAATCGAGACAGGAAATGGCTTGAGAAGCACAAGGACAAGGACTGGTTGTCAAGGCGAGTCGAGTATTGGGTTTGGAAGATAAAGAATGGGGGCTGAGTATGGACAGCATAGATGTTTATTCCAAGGGCAAGATGGATGAGTTGATACGAGACAAAGTTGATAAGGATAGAGTCGATACTATAGAAGGATATGTCGAGAGGAACACAAACGATATAGCCGAGCTGAAAGCCGAGAAGGACAAGCTTGCTGTGATGCAAGCCGACATAGATGGACTCAAGAGCAAGCCTGCTATGTCGGCGGTCGGCAAGGTCGCATACAAGCACAAGCTCAGTGGCGAGTGCGGATATATGGGAGCTATAGACAAGTATCCGTATGAATTGGAGTTCGATGCGGATTTCGATGGTGCGATAGCCGACATAAGCAATCTTTCCAGTATGCTCGACAGCGATGAACACATAAGGAACATAAGATTCCGTGTGTTCAATGGAGCAACCGCCACATTCGTGAATGCCACCATAATGTTGCAGAACGGATACATTATGCTTGTAGGCGACTCGATGTATGTCGTAAGTTCGGTCAATGGCGATGAGATAACAGCAATGAGGTAGAACTAAAATGGCAAATGATGCAAACTGCTATCTCTTCAAGATACTCACTGAAGATTTGGGCGACAAGAGATACTTGAAGAAATCAGACTACGAGAAATATACGCTTCCCATAGCCACCCACACAACACTAGGTGGTATCAAGGTAGGAAGTGGCTTGAGCATAGACTCAAGCACTGGAGTGTTGACAGCGAATGTGCAGGCTTGGAGTTCCTTGACTGGCAAGCCATTCTCGAGCGTGAATACTACGGATTTCACAACCACAAGCGGAATACTATCGATAAACAATGCCACTTGGGCTAAGAAGTCCGATGTATCCAACAGCTTGAGCAAATACTACACGAAGGAACAGGTCGACAGCCTTGTGAGCAACTTGAAGAAAGCAACTATCACAGTTGTTCCAACACTTCCTGCGACTGGCGAGGAGGGTATCATATATTTGGTAGGTACTTCCGCACCTTATGAGCAGTATGTATGGGAGGGTAGTGCCTGGATAGATTTGGGTTCTACCGAGATAGATTTGTCCAACTATGTGAATACCACAGGCACGCTTACCGCAGACCATATCATATTGGGCGATGGTACCAAGAAGGTCAAGGCAAGTGGAAAGACCATAGCAAGCTCCGTGACCAACGATGTCAACAGTGTTCCCACTTCTCATGCGGTCAAGACATATGCGGATACCGAGCTAGCCAAGAAGCAGGACAAATTGACTCAAGCACAGATGAACGCTGTGAACAGCGGTATCACAGCCTCCAAGGTTGCCACCTATGATGGATATGCGGATGGAAAGCAGGACACGCTCACTCAGGCACAATTGAACGCTGTCAATTCTGGCATAAACAGCACCAAGGTCGCAAAATACGATGGCTATGATACTGAAATAAAGTCAAAGCAAAATAGATTGAATACCAATGGAAGTGCGATACATATTAATAGCAATAACTCAATATATCTCGATTCATCGGATACTGGAATGGCTGATGTTGCTGTTGTTAACTGTCAAAAAGATAGTGATGGACAATATGTAGGATATATTAAGAATACTTTGACTGAATCCGATTATCCCAGTCTATTAATTGTCTATGCAGGAAAAGAAATAACAGTCGATGCTAATGGAATGGCTAATTATGTCTCAAACATCTTCAACTTATGGATAAGTCAATGGACAACTGCCAATGGAGCAACAAATGCTGAATTGAAAGCTATATCCGATGCAACAATGAACTGGAGCGGATTCCATTTCCCTCAATTTATAAACTGGCAAGATTGGAAAATCGAATACAAAAATAATGGAATTATTGTACCATTGTCGGGTAGCAACACTGGCAACAGCATCGTGTTCAGACTTAGTTCCGCCAATGTCAAGACCGATGAAAGCGGAAAGGTATCCTACCAAGCCGAAATTAACCTATTCGATATTTTGGAAAGCGAATATGACACGGAGCAATTGTGCATAAACGCCATAGCTGGTTTCTTGGCACACGAGACAGGCGATACTGTCGACAATGCCAAGCTCTATGCGAAATCGGCATATTTGAAGATAAGACTGTCATTTACATATCAATACGATGCACACGATATAATCAATGTGAAGCTCAATTCCAGCTTATATGTAATGCCTGATTAAGTTTTAGTCTTATAATATATATGGGAGGTTAGATAACCGACTATGAGCTACAGAGACTGGTCTTATGTCGCTTATGCTGTAATTTGTATCTTGGCTGTCACCGCATCTGTGATTATTAAGATTTGCGAGAGCAAGTTTGGTAAGGAAAAGGTTGCGGAGACTCTTACCGAGGCTGACAAGTATAGAAAAGCCATCACCGAGGCAATCACTTCCGCCGAGGAGATGTTCCCTGGTGCTGGCACTGGAAAGCAGAAGAAGGTAGTTGCCACTCTTGCTGTTTCCAACGCTGTCAACGCTCTTAAGAACTACAAACCTACAGCTGAGCAAATCTCGAGCGATATCGATACTGCGGTTGCGATTACCAAGGAGGTAAACACTGGCTATGCCAGCAACTCCAAAAATGTTGCAAGGGCTGTTGAGGTCAAGCTTGAGACAGCTAACGATGCAGATCCTAAAAATGCATCCTTGAAATAAGCAAGGTTGCGTGATTGGGGAAAGGAGGGCTAAAAGCCCTCTTTTTTGGTTTATAATAGGGAATATTGGGAGGACATAGGAAGATGGTAAACTCAGCCAAATACAATGCATACAAGATACCTACGGAAGATGAACTCGATGACAAGTATGTGGATTTCTCATCGGCACAAAGCATCACAGGAACTAAGACATTCAATACGATAAAGGCGACTTACTTGTACATAGCCGACTATTTATCGTGGCATATCAGCAATTACACCAATCACGGAGAAGCTTGGGAATTGCTTGCACTTGACAATCAAGATTATTCCATCCAGCTTGGCAATTGTGGATTCACAGTGGATACCAGAGAAGACTACAATATGTTCCAAGTCGATAATGTTGGAGTACATATAGGAAGAGGCAGACTTGATGACACTGATTATCCCGTGGACAATATAGTCAATTCCATAGATTCAAGCTCGACCGACAAGCAACTTGCTACAGCCAAGGCTATATTCTCGCTTTTTCAGTCCAGTGGCGATTTCAAGAAATTCAATTTCATCCAATCCAAGCCTACGGATGCTGAGAACAGAAGGTCTGGATATTACATAGTCGATGGTGCGGTTGTCAAATTCGGACTTCCTTCGAATACATACCAATGGGGAACTATTGTCCAATATTACAATGATAGTACAGCCACAGCCACAAGCGGTGGAGACAACAAAAGCTTTGTCCAGATGTATTTCCCTGACAAACAAAATTATTTCTATATCCGTTCGTTCTTTGGAAACGAGAATGCCTGGCTTTCAAAGTGGAGCGTATCCAACGGAGCTACGGGAAACATCACTTGGGGTTGGCACAAGATAAGTGCAAGCTCCAATGAAATCAATATGGGTTCTGGGCTTTCTTTTTCGAGCAACACATCGGATACGATGTACATACCTGCTGCATTCAGCTCGACCGACATTTTGCACTTCTTGAAGATAATGCAGGGGGTAGGATACGATATGACACCAAGCTCAAGATCCACTAGGAGTTCCTATGTTCAAATAGGAAACATACTGATATGCTGGGGTATATGCTATCCTTCATCGGTGGGAAACGACACGACCACAACAGTATTGTTCCCCAAATCGTTCTACTGGTATCCGACCGTGGTTATGCAGAACACGAACAAAGGCATTGCAATCGAGTACAGAAACGGACAGATACTCACAGGTGTTAATGGGAGCAGTTTCTCATACTACAATTCGGCAGGCGAGATAAGCAGCATATTGTGGATAGCAATAGGAAAGGCACAAAGCTTCTAAAATTATGGAAACAAAAAACTTTTATTTCAAGAAGGATACGGGCAAGCTCGAGATAACTCCGTTCTACGATGATTTTGTTGAGAAGCCATCCAAGGAAAAATCGAAATACAACATAGCCATTCTCACATACGATGAGTGGATGAAGTGTTCCGTTTGTGAATATGGGAAGATGTGGAGATACGATATCAAGACACACGAGATAACATACGAGGACGATCTGGAACTTCAAGCCACCGATGAATACAAGGCTTATGTCAGAAAGAACAAAATATCCGAGGACAAGAAATATCTCTCGGATACGGACTATGTTATAGCCAAACTGAACGAATTGAGGCTCGAGGATGACTCAAGCTACGAGACCGAGAAGGCAAGGTATCAAAATGTCTTGGACAAGCGTAAGCAATGCAGGAACGAGATAAACGAGCTTGAGAAAGAATGAGGGTATTCCTTATGTTGAAATTCATAAAGATATGCATATCAATCATATCGGCAATAGTATCCATTGTTGTGATACTGGCTATCATTCTAGCCTGCTGGTATGGTTGGAACTGGGCTAGCAAGTACTTGTTGCCAGCCACCCAGACAGTATTGCATCTAATCCGCTGAAAATGCGGATTTTTTTAATTTTTATAAAATCATGTTGACTTATTTTATAAAAAATGTATAATCTAAATCGTGGAAAGGACACAAGAGAAAAATGACAAACAGCGAAAAGAGAGAAAAAGTAGTAGATGAGCTGATTAGAAGGAAGAAAGTCATCGAGAATTATATGGATATGGTTTTCAAGCCTAGTGAATTCCATACTGCGAAGTTTGGATACTGTGTGGATATGATTTCATTCATAGAGCAGACATTGTGCAACATAGGAATGAACGATGGATACGATTATTCGATTCCTAAGCTTTATATTATGTCGGTAAGAGAAAGTCATATGAAATATTGCAAGATTTGTCAAAAGGAAGGCGAGATTGTTCATCACGGATGCGACAAGTTCTATGCTTTCATTGCAAAAGTCATCGGGAATATCAACAGCAATACCTATCCAGACGACTATTACAATGTAGTCAATACTGATTGGAGGTAAAGAAGATAATAGTAAGAGTGATAGACATAAATAGGGATGATAATTTTATATGGATAGACCTTGTTAATTACCACAACAAGGTGTGTCTACATACACAGGTACGCTGTAGTGCAGTGGATATGAGGATATATTACTTTTCTAATGAATTGGATTCGGAAAAGGAAAAATGTCTCTTAGTGAATAACATTGGAGAAATCATAAACAAAGCTTTTCCTATACTTGGCTATTCTGAGAGTAAGAAGAGCAGGATTGAATCCATAGTGTTTAGAGAGAATGTGGTCAACACCGAATATGCATTAATAACATTTAGAAGGGAGAAACAATGAAAGCAAGAGTGGTAAATCTTAATAAAAACAAAGGATATATGGAGATAGACCTTATTAACAGCAATGGCGTTGCGTGTCTACATACACAGGTATGTTGTGGTGAAGATATAAAAATATATTACTTGTCTCCAAAGATTCATTATGATTTTGAAAAGCAGAAATGTGTCTTAGTTAGAAACATCGGCAAAATCATAAACAAGGCATCCTTGATATTTGATTATGATGAAAACAAGATTAAATCAATCGAATTCAA